GAATAATACATTTATTTAGACAGTTTCCTAAGTACGATAAATTATCTTATGAATTTTTAGTTAAGATGATTACTCCATCAATTAACTTAGACCAATATCAAATACACAGAATAGGCAATCAAGATATAGGATTTACTAACTGGGCTTTTCTTAGTGATAATGTTGAACAAAGATTTGTTTTAACTGGAAAGTTAAAAGATAATGAATGGAATTGTGGAGATAATATTTGGGTTATGAATGTATTAGCAAAAAGTAATTGTTTGCAAATTATGAAGTGGGTTAAGAATTATTTTAGAGATAAGATTGAAGTTAATGAATCTGTTAAATGGGTTAGACAAGATAATAACTTTCATATTTATAGAAGATCAGAAAAGTTTAAAAGGGAGTTTCATATATAATGGCTAAAGGTGCAATAGTAACAGCAATCATTCAATTCGTAATAACAACTGCAATAAGTTATATTATTGCACCAAAACCAAAAGCACCTAGACAATCTTCACAAGACGAAGCTAAAGGAACATTAGTAAATAAAGATTCTAACAATAATCCTATTCCAGTTGTTTATGGTAAAAGACAAGTTGGTTTAACTAGAGTATTTGTAGAATCTTCAGGAACAGATAATCAATATCTTTATGTAGCAGGAGTTTTATGTGAAGGTGGTGGTGCAGGAATTACTGCAATAGATGAAGTTTATGTAGATGATAAATTAGTAACTTGGAGTGGTTCATTAACAGATGGAACTGTAAGAACAGTAAATAGTTCAGATACTAACTTCTATAAAGGTGGCGAGTCTTTAATTTCAATACAAGGATTTTTTGGATTAGATAATCAATCAGCTTCTTCTTTACTTGACGAAACTACAAGCTGGACTTCAGATCACAAACTATCAGGTCTTGCTTATGTTGCTTTAAGGTTTAAATGGAATCAAGATGCTTTTAATGGATTACCAGAAGTTAGAGTAACTGTAAGAGGTAAGAAGATTTATGACCCTAGATTAGATTCTACTAAAGGTGGTTCTGGTTCTCATAGACAAGATGATTCTACAACTTGGGCTTATTCTAATAATTCATCTTTAGTTCTTTTAGACTATCTAAGAAATAGTAGATATGGAAAAGGATTACCTAATGATGCCTTTGAAACTAATTATGATTCATTTAAAACTTCTGCAAATACCTGCGATACACAAGTAACTCCATATTCAGGTGCAGTAAGCGATATAAACTTATTTGAAACAAATGCAGTTATAGATAGTGAGAAAAAAGTATTAGAGAATGTAAGAGAACTCTTAGTGCCTATGAGAGCAATCTTTAATTACACACAAGGTAAATATAAAGTTATTATTGAAGGTACTGGTTCATCACAATTACTATTAACTAAAGATAATGTTGTAAGCGAAGTTAAATTACAAGGTGAAAGCAAATCAGAAAAGTATAACCGAGTTATTGGAACATTTACAAACCCAGAAAAAGATTACCAGTCAGATACAGTTTCATATCCACCATTTGATGATTCAGGATTAGCTGTTGATGACCAACACGCAACAATGTTAAGTGATGATAACAATACTTTACTTGAAAGAAGTTTTGATATGTTGCAAGTAACTTCTCCATACCAAGCAGAAGAAATTTGCGAGAACATACTAAAGAGATCAAGAAACAATTTAAAAGCAGAAGTAACAGTAACTTCAGAAGCACTTAATTTATCTATTGGAGATATAGTTACAGCTACATACGATACAGCAGGATTTATTGCTAAACCATTTAGAGTAATGTCTTTAGCTATCAATTCTGATTCAACAGTAACTTTAGGATTAGAGGAACATCAGGATAACTTTTACAATTGGGAAGAAAAAGGCGAAGCACCAACTATTGCTGATACTGTATTACCAAATCCTTTTTCTGTATCTGCACCAGCTTCAGTTACTTTAGATGACCAACTTATAGAATATTCAGATGGAGTTGTTATTACTGCTTTAGATGTAACTATTGGTGCATCACCAGATAATTTCGTGGACTACTATCAAGTAGAATACAAACTAAGCACCGATACTGATTACATTGTATCTGCTCAAGTTAAAGGATTATTTCATAGAATCTTAAACGTAGTAGATGGATTAACTTATAACGTAAGAGTAAAAGCATTTAATACATTAGGAGTACAATCTACTTATACTTCTGCAACAAGAACTATTGTTGGTGGAATTGCACCACCTAGTGATGTGCAAGATTTTTCATGTAATATTATTGGTGGAGATGCACATTTATCTTGGACACAGATTGCAGATTTAGATTTGGCTTACTATCAAATAAGATATTCAACACTTACTACTGGTGCTTCTTGGGCTAACTCAGTCTCTTTAGTTGAAAAGGTTGCAAGACCAGCTACATCAATTACAGTTCCAGCAAGAGTAGGTTCTTATCTAATTAAAGCAGTAGATAAAAATGGTAACTTATCTTCTAATGAAACAGTCATAGCAACTAACATAACTACAATAGGAAACTTTAATGCTATTGCTTCACAAACTGAATCTCCTACATTTTCAGGAACTAAAACAAATGTAGTTGTAACAGATGGAACATTAAGATTAGATTCATCAGAACTATTTGATTCTGCAACTGGAAACTTTGATTCTGGTACTGGATTTTTTGATTCAGGTTTAACTGCTACTGATTTATATTCTGAAGGAACTTATTTATTTGCAACTCCAATAGATATTGGTGCTGTTTATACTTCAAGAGTAACTGCATCTATTACACAAACTTCAGATAATTTAGATGATTTATTTGACGCAAGAACTGGAGATTTTGATGACGCAAGTTCAAACTTTGATGGTGATACTCCTGCAAATTGTAATGCACATATTGAAATAGCTTTATCTAATGATAACATAACTTACACATCATTTAGAAACTTTGTCGTTGGAGATTACACAGCAAGATATTACAAGTTTAGAGTAGTATTAACTTCTTTTGATTTATCATCTACTCCAGTTATTAGTGCTTTATCAGTAAGTATTGATATGCCAGATAGAATATTTAGTGGAAATGATATTGTTTCAGGAACTGGAACTTACACAGTAACCTTTACTAATCCATTTTATTCTGCTAATTATGCTGTTGGTATTACTGCACAAGGTTTAGCTACTGGTGATTATTATTTATTAACTAGTAAAACAATTAATGGTTTTAATATTGCTTTTAAAAATAGTAGTAACTCAGGTGTAAGTAAAACATTTGACTACCTTGCAAAAGGTTATTGATTAATATATTAGATAGATTATGGCACAACACGATATGAATATTGCAAATCAGGGTTTCCCTGCATTTCGTTCAGATTTAAACAACGCATTATCAGCTATTCAAACTACACATTCAGGAACATCAAGACCAACTGGTGCTGTTGCTGGTCAAATTTGGTTAGATACAACTTCTGCAACAACTCCTACTTTAAAATATTATGATGGTGCTGATGACATATCTTTAGCAACTATTGACCATTCTGCTAACACAGTAAATTGGTTAGACTCAACAGTATCAATTACTGGTCTATCAACAACTGCAACTGGTACAGTTTTAACACTTTCAGATTCAGTTTCTACATCAACAGTAAATTTAATTTTAGATAATCAAAAAGAAATTCGTTTTAGAGAAACAACAGCTAATGGAACAAACTATGTAGCTTTAAAAGCACCAGCTAGTGTTAGTGCTGATTTAACTTTTACTTTACCTGCAACTGATGGAACTAATGGACAAGTATTAACAACAAATGGTTCTGGGGTATTATCATTTACAACTCCTGCTTCTGGTATCTCTTGGCAATCTTCAGTTAAGACCTCTGGTTTTACTGCAACTGCTGGTGAAGGATATTTTTGTAATACAACATCATCTGCATTTACAGTAACTTTACCAGCAACACCAACTGCTGGACAACAAGTAGCAGTAGTAGATTATGCAGGAACTTTTGATACTAATGCTTTGGTAATTTCTCCTAATGGAAATAAAATAGAAGGTGGAACATCTAATTTACAATTATCTGGTGAAAGAGAAGGTGTATTATTAGTTTATATAGATTCAACACAAGGTTGGTTAGCAACATCAGGAATTAATGAAGGAACAGATGCATTATCACCAGTACCTTATTCAATAGATTTTTTAGTAGTAGCTGGAGGAGGAGGCGGTGGTCATGGAGGAGGTGGTGCTGGAGGTTATAGAACATCAACTCAATCAGTGAATGTTGGAACAGTAATTACAGTAACAGTAGGAGATGGTGGAGCAGGTGGTTCATCTAGTGCTGTAAATACTGCTGGTACTCAAGGTTCAAGCTCATCAATTTCAGGTTCAGGTTTAACTACAATAAGTTCTGCTGGAGGTGGAGGAGGCGGTGGCTATAATACAGCTAGTGGAGGTAATGGAGGTTCTGGTGGAGGTGGAGGTGGAGATCAAGCATCTACTGGTGGAACAGGAAACACACCAAGCACTAATCCAAGTCAAGGTAATAATGGTGGTGGTGGAACTGTTGGACCTTATGGTGGATCTGGAGGTGGAGGAGGTGCAGGAGCAGTTGGTACAAATGCAAATACAGCTACCCCAACTAGTACAGCAGGAGTTAATGGTGGAAATGGATCATCATCTTCAATAACTGGTTCACCTGTTACTTACGCAGGTGGTGGTGGAAGTGGTTCTAATAATGATACTACTGGAACTGGAGGAACTGGTGGAACTGGTGGAGGAGGAAATGGTGGAGGAAATATTGGTGATAGTGGTACTAATGGTAATGCAAATACTGGTGGAGGTGGAGGTGGAAAAGAAGCTGGATTAGGTACTGGTGGAACTGGTGGTAAAGGAGTTGTCATATTAAGTGTTCCAACTGCTAATTATTCATCTACTACAACTGGTTCGCCAACAGTTACAACATCTGGCAGTAATACAATAATGCAATTTAATGGTTCAGGGAGTTACACAGCATAATGGCATCATTCGCTAAAATAGGATTAAATGGAAAAGTGATTGAAGTTCAATCAGTAGTTAATGAAGTTTTATATGACTCTAATGGAATTGAACAAGAATCAATAGGTATTGATTTTTTAACAAAATTAACTGGTTGGGCTATTTGGAAACAAACATCTTACAATACACATGGTGGAGTTCATTCATCTGGTGGTACACCTTTAAGAAAAAATCATGCAGGAATAGGTTATACTTATGATGAAGATAGAGATGCTTTTATTCCTAAAAAACCTTTTAACTCTTGGATATTAAACGAAGATACTTGTTTATGGGAATCACCTATACCTTATCCACAAGGTAACAATAAATATAACTGGAACGAACAAAATCAATCTTGGGATTTATTAGAATAACATAAAACAAAAGGAAGGTAAATGTCAGAAATAAAATTTGAAAATTCATCTTGGAATTTTGAATTAGACCAAATTAATCTTTACGCATTTTGGAATAACGCATTTTCAAAAAAAGAATGTCAAACAATTATTAATATTGCAAAAGATAAAGGTTTAATTAAAGGAAAGACTAAAGAAGAATCTGATATTAGAGATTCTAAAATATCTTGGTTATATCCAGTAGATAATATGGATTGGGTATTTCGTAGAGTTACCGATATTACATTAAATTTAAATGAAAGATTTTTTAAATTTGATTTGTTTGGATTAAATGAAGG